GTCATAGGTGTTCTTCAGAATGACGCTATCGTGATTTTGTTCTTTCGCTCTACTGATGATTTGTGCATATGACACATCGCGGTATCGACTTCCCTTGAAGTCAAACACCAATGGATTCTGCATCTTCAGTTTGACATTCAATATCGATGCGTCTGTGGATTGCACCTCGCTCATCGCAACATCAAGAGCAGACATCCACATAGGAATCCATTTGTTCTCTACGTATTCATTCAGTCTTTGACCGTCTTTAGCAGACATAAGGTCGGCGATGCCCATGATGTCCTCTTGCGCGAACATCGCCCCATCGCCAAGACGGCCGTAATACTCCTCGGCGTCAAACGCAACTTGCTCTCCGGTCTGATCTGGATCTGCCGTTGGGAAGAATGCATCCGGCCCACGATCTGACTCTATCTGCATCGAACCCGTCAACAGATACCGGTATTGTTCTGGAATTTTGTCAGTTAGCTGCTTCCACAATGACTGCAACTTTTTGGAATGCTTGCGGGCGGCCACTGGATCAATGTCAAATGCATACGTTGCCGCCGTTGCTTTTGACCCAAAGAAGAATCCCAATTTCGCGCTTGCCGCCCCAGTGTTGCTACCGAGCAGCTTGGGGTCAAATTGATTCCCAACGAGTTTTCCACGCGAAAGTCCGTGCATCCCGCTTTCTGTGTATCCAGTGACCGCCGTTGCCTCGTCCACCATGCGCTGCGCCGTTGCCATGTCGCCGCGCTCGACGGCCGCCATGTACTCGGCGTCCATCGTCGCCGCCTGCTCCATGACGCCGGGCGCGGCAGGCTGCGGAACGCGGTACATAGTCGCGCTGATAGCAAAGTCCTTGTTTCGTCCTTTGTTCTCAACGAAGCCAAGGCTCTTGTACCACTCCACCAATCGCTTTTTGTTCGCTCCAAACTCCGCAGTTGGTGAAACATCAATACGCTTGCCGACCTGATCGGCATATGCGATCAGCTGTTGCATCGCGTTTGTTGCGCGTCCTTGCGCTCGCAGTTCTTGTGGAACACGAATAATTCCAGGACGAATTGCCGTATCCGTTTCCGTCAAACGCTGCTCAACGTTGAGTTCGGCAAATGCCTTCTCAACATCCGCAAGTGTCTTCTGGGCTGCTTGGGCCATCGGCGCAGCCGCAGTTCCCGGCATCGCGCCCTCCACGCGCACCGGGAAACGCTCGTACACCTGCTGCGGTGACATGCCCAACGCCGCCGCCTGCGTGACGTAGAAGTCGCGCATGAACTGCGCGCTTGAGCGAGCCGCCTTCTCGTCCATCTGCCCGGTCGCCACGATCTGCGAGGCGAGCGTGTCCTCGATCTGCCGCGCCTGCTGCACGAACGTCGCGTCGGCCTCCTGCTTCTGCGCCAGAATCTGCTCGGCCTCGCGCACGACCTCCTGCCGGCGCGTGGCAAACTCCTGCGCCTCCGTCGCGCTCATGGCGTCGGGCGACAGCCGCATGTGCGGCAGCAGCGCGTTCCCAAGTTCCGTGTTCGCCAGCCGCGCCCAGAACCGCGCCGTGGGGATCGTCACGTCGCCGCCCGTCTGAACGGCCTCCGAAATGCGCTCACGGATTCCCGGGAGGATCTCCTCGAGCTGCGCCGTGGGGACGCCGCTCTGCGCGAGCACCTGCTGCGCGATTCGTCCGTCCACGTAGATCGTCTCGGCCGTCGTGCCCTCTGCCTGCGACGCAAGGAAACGCTCGTATCCGACCGGGCTGCGCTGGGCAAGTCTGCTTTCCTTGCCGTTGGCCGCAAGCCCCTCGAAGAACCGCTGCTGCCGCTCGCTGTTGGAGGACCGCCGCAGGTCCACGAACAGGTTCGCGCCCGGGCCGACGCCGCCTAGGATCGACGCACCCATCGCCCCGTACATGAACGACTCGAGCACGCGATCCACCGCCTGCCGCATGCCCGTCTCGCTGTCCACCCCTTCGACGGCCTTGGCGATTTCCTCGCCCGCGATGATGACCGTCTCCTGCAACGCTTCCTCTGCGCCCTCGGCCCCGACCTGCATCAGGTAGCCCTTGCCGGCCGCGGCAAGCGCAGCGCGCATCGTCGGCTTCTTGATGGCGTCCGACACGGCCTCGGCCATGACGCGCTTCGCCAACGCCTGAAACGGCTTGGCGGCGATCTTCATGCCGGCGACCTCGATCACGCCATTCAAGAACCCGCCCGCGATTGCGGTGGGGATCGCCGTGTCATCGCTCACGCCCTCGTCCCGCAGGTCGAGGTACAGGTTCCCGGCCTCCATCGATGCCGTGGAGCCAACGACGCCCGCGGTCGCGCCGATCCCGCCTCCGATCACGGTGCCCGCAGGCCCAAAGAAACTGCCTACGCCAGCGCCGGCGGCGGCCGTGGTGCCGATGGTCCGAAGCTGCGCCACGTTCTGGCCGACCATCTCGGCCGTCGTGCCGAGGATGCCCATCTGCCCGAGCGTCCGCATCTCCTCCTCGATCTGCTTCACGCGGTCGAAGTCGGCCTGCGTCGTGAACCCGGCCATCGCCTTGGTGCCGATGTCGCCGCGTTCCGCGACCAATGACCCGCGCTCGAACCCGCGCTTCAGGATCGGGGCGGGTCCGAACGCGCTGATGAGCGCGGCCTCCATGACGAGCGGCCGCAGCTTGGAGAGCACCCCGACATCGTCCTGCGCCTCGGACGCGAACGCACGGTCGGACAGGTAGCGCGCAAGCACGGGATCATTCCGCATCAAGTCCATGCGCTGGATGTCGCGCACGGTGGCCTCGCGCTCGAGCTCCTGCATGTTGCGGAGCGCGATGTCCTGCCCAACCCCGAACTGCTCGCCGAGCTTGCTCGCACGCGCAGCCTGGTCAGGATTGACCTGCGATGCGGCCATCAGCGATGCGGCCATATCCTGCCGTCGCTCGCCTGCGATTTGGAGCACGGCGGCGTCGATGTCAGCATCCTGCTCGAACTGCGGGCGCGCCGGCACCCCGGCCATCCCGGCAACAGCGCGCTCAATGGCATCGTCGCCGGGATCACCCATGTTCTGCGAAGGTGCGAACCGGGCCATGCGTTCGTTGATGTCTGGCTCGATCATTGAGGCTTGCCTGCGCGGACCCACGTGTCCGCGATGCTCTTGAGGTCGGTCGGGAGTCCGGCGCGCTCAAGCGCGTTGCGGATCTGCATGATGCGCCGCTCGGGAATGTCTCGGATCATCACGTCGGCGTTCCCGACCGTGACGTATGCCTGCTGCAATTCGTCCGGACCAAGCGCCGAGAACGGAACTTGCGGATCACGGCGCCACGACCGCTGCACGTAGACCTTGTCGAGGATTGCGCGGTCCATGATGGCCTGCTTCTCGGTGCGCGACAGGGCGCGACCGACTCTGGCCTGCTCGGCATCGATCATGGTCTTGACGTTGTCGCGCAGGAACAACGACTGCTCGGCGGCCTGCTTGTCGCCGCGTGGAGGTGCGGCAAGCGTGTCGAACCCATTGCGCGTCAGCGTGGCCTCAAGCTGGTCAGCGTCGATTGTCGCCGATAGGATACGGTCGGGCTTGCTGCGGTCGGCGAGCAGCTTCACGAACGTGGCGTGCGTCATCTTGCTGCGGTTGCGCTCAAGCCAATCGCCATCTGCCACGAGTGACGGGTTGCGCGCCACCTGCTCCATGACCGTCAATTCGTCCTGCTCGCGCTGGCCGCGCAAGAACTTCTGCCTGTCCACGGGCCGCAGCCGGCCGAACTGGTCGGGCGGCACGTCGGCGAGAGAGTTGCCGGGGACCGCAAGGAACTGCTCGATGTTGTCGATGAGCGTCCCGTACTCGCGGTCGATGAGCGCGTCCTCCTGCGCGTAGCGGGTCCGCAGTTCGTTCTGCACGTACTTGCGGGTGTCATCGTCCTTGATCTGCTCGGACAGGTCAAGCGCCTCGCGCAGCGTGAACGGGGGTTCGACAGGCCCGTCCTTCTGCTGCCAGTAGGTCTTGGGGTCGCTCTTTGCCATGAGCAGCCCCGTCTCCATGATGCTCGACGCCAGTTCCCCGACCACCGACTTCTGCTGGTTGGCGGTCACAGACTCCCGCAGCGCGGACAGCGTCTTGGCGTCGAGCGTCTGGGCCGTGCCGGGATCGGACAGGAAATCGTCGGCCTGCCCGTATTCCTTCTGGATCATCATGGAGTTCACGATCCCGACCGCCATACGGTCGTAGACCTTCTGCTCCAGCTGCTTCATCTGCGCCGAATCCGGCGCGTACCCCATGAGTTCGCCGGCCTTGCGGATCTCGGCGACGGCCGTGTCGGCGTTGGCCGCGTAGCGGATCAGCCCGATGGGTCGGCCCTCGGCGTCCTTCTCGCCGCGCTGCGCGTAAGCCTGGATGGCATAGTCCGCGCTCAACTCGGCACGGGCCACCGACTCGTTCGTCTGGTAGACCTTGACCTGCTGCACCCGGTGCTGGGCCATCCGGCTCTGGAACACCCCCATGTTCCGCGACAGGATCGGCGTCAGCATGCGCCGCTGCGTGTCGTTCTGGAGCATGTCGGCGGCCCCCGCGGCCGCCTGCGCCAGTTCGGCCTGCGCCGCCTCAAACGACGTTTCCGCCGTCTTGCCCACGGTGGCGAGGTACTTGTCGGCGACCTGCTGCATGGCCCTGCCGGCGGCCACGTCGGCCTCCTTGGTCGCAGCCTCGTCAATGCCGTCCTGAATGGCCGAGCCGAGCCGGAACGCCTGATTGCCCGCCCCGACCATCGCCTGCCCGAAACGGGCGATCTGCGGCCCTGCGAGGTTCTCCGCGGCCGCGATGCCGGGTGCCTGGAACTGGCCGATGTCGCCCCCACCCTGCGGGGCGACCTGTGGCACGAATGACGTAGGGACGGTGGGCATGGTTCAGATCCTTTGCTGCGAGACGCCCATGAGCAGCTCCTCGACGCGGCGGTTGCGGGCCCATTGGCCGGCGATGTCCGTCGCGCTCCCGAGCAGGCTGGTGCCGAGCGACAGGCCCGGGTAGATGGTCCCGGCCGTGGCCTCGAGGTTGCGGGCCGAGATCCCGGCCATCGTGGCCTGCGTGCCGAGGTTGAACGCCTGCAAGCGTGCGGCCTCCTGCTCGCGCACGGTGGCGGCGCTGATGTTCAGGCGGTCGATCTCCTTCATCAGATCCATGCTGCCGACGATCTCCTTCGCCGACCCGACGCCGAGGACGGCGCCACGGGCCGCCAGGGACGCCTGCGCGCTCGCACGGGCCTGTCCTGCCCGCATGGAGTACGCCCCGAACCGAGCCTGCCCTTCGCGCCCGATCTGGCCGGCCGTGAACTCCGCGCCGCGCTGGTTGATGAGCGCCATCTCGGCCGCGAACCGTTGGTTCTGGGCCTGCATCTTGAGCTGGTTCTGCTGGCTCTGTGCCGCGTAGAACGAGCCTACCGCCCCCGTCACGGCCCCGAAGATCGACGCGATGGGTCCGGCCACGGTCATGGCCTCGGCGAACTGGCTCGCAAACCCCGGTCCCGTGGGCGCGGCCTGCGCGAGCGGCTGCACCGACTGCCCCGTTCCGAGGTACGTGGCGGGGTTGTACCCCGTCATCAGGGTGCTCTGCGTGTTCACGCCGAATGGTGCGGTGACGAGTCCCATGTCAGCCTCCGATGGCGACCTCGAGCGTGAGCCCGACGATGGTGAGCGGCAACGGGTCAGACTGCCGCACGTAGATGCGTCCCGACTGGCGCCAGGTCGGGGTGAGCTTCACGCCGATCTCGTCGGTCTTGAGCCCGGGCGGCGAGCCATACGGCTCCGTGGTGCGCTGCTTGGCCTCGGTCAGGTTGTCGTTGTCCGGGCCTACGAAGATCCCGCTCGAGCGATACACGCGCAGGAACGCCTCGTTGACGTTCTTGGCGCGGCCCTGCCCGAATGCCTCCATCTGAATCGCCATCGGGAGCGTCTCGAGATCGCTGTCGTAGGGCAGGCCCACGTGGACAATCACCGATGCGCGCTGGAGCGTGACCTGACCGCCCGTCACGGTGACACGCGGCATGACGGCGCCGTCCGCGAGGATGCTGACCGTCTTGCCCTCGAGGTGCGTCAGCCCCCCGATGGTGTCTCGGGCGAACGCCCAGACCGTGGTGGCGACATTGCGGAGCGCCGCCGGCAGCGTCACGTCCACCCGGGCGGTCGCAACGGTCGTGCTCGTCGTGCCGATGATCCGCAGGCGGTACTTGTTGCCGGCTGCGTCAGTCATCACGATGGCATCGTTGATGTCCGTGGGCGGCGTGCTCGTGGACGGGAATTGGAAGATCGGGCTGCTCGCCGTGATCGTGAGCGTGTCGGACGGCAGGTAGGTGCTGCCCGTCACGGTGACGGTCGTGGCCGTCGCGTTGTTGCCGTTGTACGTCAGGCCGCTGTCCACGAAGAAACAGTTCTCGATGGTCGTGACCTGTCGGCTCGCGAACCGCTCGACGTACCGCTTGGTGACGCCGCCGATGGTGCGCTTGACCACCACGTACAGGCGGTCCTCGGCTCCCTCGGCCACGGCGGCGCAGCTCTCGAACGCGCCGTCCGTGACGTGCTGGTGCCACGCGCCGACCTGCTGCTCGGGGATGTACGTCAGGCCGAGCATGCTGCCCGTGCTCGAGATGAACCACAGCAGCGGCTGCGGAGCCTTGCTGTAGCACATGTCCGTGATGTCGTAGTTGTCGAATAGGTGCGTGGCGCGCAATGACAGGTCGCCCGTCACGAACCCGCTCGCCTGCCACGAGTACCCCAGCTCGCGCACGTGGCCGTCGCGTGCTGAGCAGTAGACCACCGTGTTGTTCACGATGGACGGCTGCACGTTGTTGGCGCCGACGTACGCCTGCGGACGCACGGAGATCGTGGTCGGGGTAATGACATCGCTGTTGACCGGGCTGATGCGCCACTCGGCGGCGCTCGTCAGCGCGAGGAGCTGCGTCAGCGGGACGAGGTGGCGGATGGTGTTCGCCTCGCGGGCGGCCACGGTGAACGAGATGCGGTCGCTGTCCTGGAGCGGGATGTGGTAGGACATGTCGCTCTCGGTGCCCGTGCGGGTCATCCAGAGCGTCTGCGGCTGGAGCGTCGTGCCTGCGAACACGCGGCGCTGCTCGAAGTAGGACACCGCGCCGGGGTACTGCACCTGCGACAGAACGGGCGTGCCGAACGTGGCGCTCGAGCCGCCTGCGGCCGAGGTCACGGTGACTGTCGGGTTCGTGTAGTTGCGGCCGCCGCTCACCACGCGGATCTGCGTGATGACGCCGCCGCTGATGACGGGCTCCAGCACCGCGCCCGTGCCGGTCGGGTCGGTCACGCCGATAGTGACGGTGCCGTAGACCACCGGGGTGGTGACGGCGCGCAACTGGGCGCCGGCTCCGGTGGACAGGGCGTTCGTGTCCAGGACTGTGAACGTCGGGTCCGTGTACAGGCTGCCAGCGGTCGTGACCGCCACCGCTGTGATGTTGCCGCCAGAAACGGTCGGCGTGAACGTCGCGCTGCTCCCGGTCGGGTCGGACACGCTCACGGTGGTCGAGGCCGTATATCCCGTCCCTTGGTTGACCACGGTGACGGACTGGAAGATCCCGCCCGTGATGGAGGTGCCGTAGTTCGTGCCGCCGTTCGTGATCGGAACCGACAGGATCGCGCCCGGAACGAACGTCGTATCCGCGATGGGCGGCGTCAGCCCAAGGTTTGGGGCGATGTTGTTGTCCGTGAACGACGTCGCCTGCGTCTGCCCGATGTAGCCGTACAGGCCGCTCTGGCGCTTATAGACGTTGTAGAGCGCAGCGCCCGGCGAAGCGGTCCACGAGATCGTGTTGCTCGAGCCAGGCGCGTTCAGGTTGTTCGTCACGCTGACGGCCGCGCTCGGAGCGCTCTCGTCGATTCCGTTCGAGTCCACGGCCGTGACCACGTAGTACGAGTCGAAGTCAAGGACGCGGTCTCCGAACTGCACGAAGCCGCCAGCCGTCCATGCCGTGAACCCCGTCGTGTTGATTGGGGTGCCCGTGTCGTAGGACTTGACTGACAGCGTCGTGGCGCCAGGCACCGAGTTGACGGTGTAGTACCCGCGCAGTTGGGTCATCGTCCCGCCGTCCACGTACACAGGGTCATCGACGGCGAGGCCGTGGTTCCCGATGGTCGTGATGACGCCGGGGTTCGCCTGCGTGATCCCCGTGATGTTGAGCGCCTGCCCGCGATTTGCAGACACCGTCACGTTCGTCGGCGTCGTGACCTCCGGGACGAAGGAGATCGTGGTCAGCGTCCAGGTCGTGGCACCCAGTCGGCGCAGTTCGCGGGGCGCGTAGTTTGGGTGGACGAGCGTCAGGACGTCCGCCGACTGCACGTAGTGGATGTCGAACAGGTCCGCCTCGGCATACGGGTTTGGGATCTCGTAGATCCCGGCCGGGAGCGCGTACCAGTACGTGGCGTTCGGCGGGGCGTTGCCCGTCGTGTTCGCGATGCAATAGTAGTTCACGCCGCCGCTCGAGACGAGGTTCCCGACCACGTAGGCGGTCGCGCCGTTGTAGGCGGCAGGAGTCCCGGGCCCGAGCGTTGCGCCTTGCGTGTGGAACCGGAAGTACCCGGCTCCGAGCTCGAGCACCATCGTCTGCGTGGTGCTGAACGTGAACGGGAGCAGCCGCGTGCGCTTGGTGCTGTCCTTGACCTCGCGCACGAACGCGGTGCCGGGGCGGTTCTCGGCCGGCCCCTGCGGCAGCGCGATGAAGTTCTGCATCTTCGCCGCGCCCGTCTGGAACTTCACGTCATCGATGCGGCCCCACATCTCGGCCGACACCTCGCCGCCTGCGAACGAGCGGTTGTAGGTGCGGGTCTGCGCCATGTCAGCGGCCGCTCATCCAAGGGGTGATGTGTTCGGGGCTGACGCTGCGCTGGTTGGCGTCGGACTGCTTGGCCTGCTGCACGTAGGCCATCGCCATCTGCGCCGCCTTGCGGCCCTCTGCCGATCCCTCGGCGCCCTTCACGACCGGGCCGGCGAGCATGGACGCGAGGTGCCACGCGAGCGCGTTCGTGAACAGCGGGTCGAACTTGGTCGGGTCGGACACGAGCGCCTGGTATCGGAGGAGCGCGTTCTCTTGGTTCGTGTAGATGACCTTGTTCCCCAGCGTGTCCGTCTCGATCTGGTATTCCTGCGGCACGTAGGTGCCTGCGGCGTTGAACGGGGTGTTGATCCATCCCCATCCGTAGCGGTCGGCCGGGTAGGCGCGCACCGCGTAGTCGTTCTCGGCCTGCGGAGGCAGCACGGCCACCGCGACCATCATGTCCCCGGGGCAGGCGTATGCGTACTTCCACATGGTGTACGGCATCGTCACCTGCGCGAGGCTCACGCGGCGCGAGGCGAACGACCAGTTGTGCATCTGGAGCAGCGTGTCCCGTGCGATGGGGTAGAACCGCTGGCAGTGCTCTGCCTGCGGCGATCCCTCGGGCGGGTTGATGCTCGCGACCGTGGCATCGTCGCCGAGGTACGCGAGCGCGAGGTTGCAGATATCGACTTCCGAGGGCACGCCGACCTCCTTGTGAGAGGAGGGGAGCCGTGGTTTCCCGCCGACTCCCCTCCTTGTTCACAGACTCAACATCGGATCACTCCGTGGCGCTGACCTCGGCCTTGGGCTTCCGTCCGCGCAGCTTGGGCATGGGCGCCTCCGACGAATCGGCGGCGCGCTCCGGCTGCGATCCACCCTCGAGGTACTCGAGGTGATGGTTGTACGGACCGTCGTAGTCGAACGTGTCTCCGGGCTGCCGGAGGCCGTTGTCCACGAAGCAAAGAACCTTTGCCTTGACCTTCGCCATTGCGTGCTCCTATCAGGCCACCGTGAAGCCGGAGGCATACGCCGTGCGGCCGTCCTGGATGTCCATGACGATGTCCGCGCTGATGACGCCAGCGCTGTGGGTGCCGGTGGTCACGACCTGCGCGCCGAGGTACCGCAGGCCAGTCGCAGCGATCTGCTGCGGGCTGATCTTGACGGCGACCTGGCGGCCGGCGGCGAGGTTCGCCGTGGTGATGGGTCCGACCTCGCCGACCACGATGTTGCCCGAGGCAAGCGTGGAGGACGAGGAGGCGACCACCTGGAACGTGCCGTTCGTGCCGCCCGCGAGGGCGGTCGTGACGGTGAACATCACGGTGAGGTCGCGGCCCTCGCCGATGTCGCGGTTCTGGGTGCCCTGCGCGACGGTGTAGAGCGTGCCGCTGGCCGTGGCCGAGTAGGCGGTGCCGCTCTGGAGGTCAACGACATCCGGGGTACCGCTGGTCCCGGTGATGTAGGTGGCGGCCGACGTGATCGCCCCGGTGTTGCCGAGACGAAGGTTCTGGTCGAGAATCATTGTGTGGTTTCCTTTCTGCCTTCAGTTATTACTGAACGCGGGCTTCTGCGTTGATGAGGGCGTCCACGCGGCGGCACGGAACGCCGAGGAACGACAGCCAACTGTACGGGGTGCCGAACTGCGACAGACCCTGCTGCACGGACAGCACGTTCTGGGCGCGGTCCATCGCCTGGATGGACAGGCCGCCGTGGACGGTGCGGTTCATGTAGAACGCCGCACGGCCCATCGCCATGTTCGGGATGCGGTACAGGGCGCGGGTCATCAGCTTGATGAGCTGCGTGGCCGCGCTCGACGCCTGCGTGCCGCTCGCGGCCGACATGTCGGACACGTCGATGTTGGCGATGCGGACCACGTAGCGCCAGTCCTTCACGACCAGACCGTTCTTCCACTGGTAGCGGGTGGCGAACGCCTGGAGGCGGGTGCCATCGCTGTTGTAGACGGTCTGCTCGCCGAGATCCTCATGCATGAGGCCCGCGCTGCTGCCCTTGGGGAACGGGCAGTAGACGGTGTTGTCGCCCCACACCACGAGGTAGACGCTCGTGTTGTCGGTGCTGGTGCCACCGCCCTCGAGGATGTTCTGGCCGATGCCCGAGCTGCCGGGGGCAGCCGAGTACCGCGCCGCGAGGCCGAGGAACGACTTCGGCTCGATGGCAGGGTTGCCGTAGAACATCGTGGTCGCCTGCGTCTGGTTCATGGCCTCGAGGAAGGCCACGTCCTCGGACAGGCGGAACTGCGCGGTGTTGCCGTTCAGCATGGCGAGATCCTTATCGACCTCGCTGCGGGCCTCAAGGATGCCGCACGCCTCATCGACCTGCGCGGTCGTGGACTTGCTGTTCGGGATGCCCTGGTTGAGGGCGCGCCAGTACACGGCCGGCAGGCCCGTGCGGATCACGACGCGCTCGCCGGTGGGGAGGTTGCCCTCCTTGAACACGCAATCCTCGAGGATCTCGTTGGACTGCGAGAGGAGTTCCGCGATGACCGGAACGCGGCCCTCGGGATCGGTGCGCTTCGCCCAGTCGGCGAGCGTCAGGTTGTTGCTGGAGAGAACTGCCATTGTGGTGGCTCCTTGTTGGTGTTAGGTGGCGTAGAGAGCGTCTGCAAGATCCGCGAACGACTTCGGCCCAGACTTGGCCGTGGCGGCCGCACCCGTGATGACCTTGTCCTCGCTGATGGCCTTGCCGGCGCGGTACATGAACCGGATCACCTCGGGGTGGTTCCCGAGGCCCGATTCGTTCAACAGTGCGCGCAGTTCGGAAGTCCCGAACTGATCGAGCGCCCGCTTCGCGACGCCGAGGTTCTCCGACAACTTCTCGCCGCCGAACTCCTTGTCGGCCTTTGAGCTGTCGGCCCAGCCGTTGCGAACGGCCTCAATCTGCGCCGCTTGACGTTCCGCCAGCTTGGGGCCAACAGTGTCGAGGACGCGCTGCGCGGCTTCCTGCGACAGGTTCAGTTCCTTTGCCACCTTCGAGTACTCGGCGATGACCTCGGGGTCGAACGCTCGACCCTCCGGTGCCTTGAACTCGTAGGTTTCCGGCGCTGCCTTGGCCTCGGCGGGTGCCTCGGTCTTGGCTGCGTCGGCCGGCGCGGGTTCCTTACCAGCAGCGGCCGCATCGGCGGCTTGCTGGCCCTGGGTCGCGGTCGCCTTGGTGTCCCCGTACAGCTTGTCGGCCGTCGCCGCAACCGTATCGGGGACCGAGGATGGGGAAGCGCCTTCAGTGGTCGTTGCGGCCGCTTCCATCATCGTTGGTTCCGTCATTGGTGGATTGTTCCTTCATCATTGCCGGGTACTGCTCCGGGCAGAGCTCGTGGACCATCGCGAGCAACCGCAGCC